TGCCGATTATTGTGAAAGTGTCTCCATTGTCAATGTTCGTTTCCGAAAACTCTCGGTAATAGAGATCACTGAAAGCTTGCCTTGCCACATCCATTATGGCGTAGGCCTCAGTGGACGCTGTGTTTGCCTTTGCGCTCACCACTTGAATCTCAAATACGGATTCGTACTGAACATCTTGAAAGTCGATTTGCGTGTACCGGGTAGGTCTGTTCCTGTCGATCTCATGGATGTAACACGCCGGAAATGAGGCTGGTTTTGCAACCAGTCTACTGGTACAGTAGGTGTTTGGAAACTCGGCGCGGATCGCATTAACGATGCGGGTATATATGGCGTTTCTTGAATAGTTCATTTGCTCATCACCTTTTCGATCACACGATTAGCATTGTCGCGTATCGCTTTCCCCGCATAATACATTGCGTTTTGCGCCTCGGTTCCTTGCAGCTTTTCGCCTTTGTAATACCAGAAACCGTACCTAGAAAACATCTGTGCGTGTTGCTCAGACCATGAGCCGGGATACACAGGAACGGATGTTTCATACCCATTCGGATTGGCAAAGAAACCCGTGCCAAACTCGATGAAGTAAACATCTTTCCCGCTTGCAACGATCTTGTATCCGTTGTCGATCGGAACCACACTGACATTCCAATCTGTGTGTCCGTCTGAGTTCGCACGGGCAAACCTTCGTGTAGCTTCATCGCACCCAATCTGGGCAAGTTCCTGACACACTTGGTTGATGTTACTTGCAAACTCAAGTTCCTTTATTGCTTTGTCGATACTCTGCGTAGACAGTTCGATCTCTATCGTCTTCATGTCTCGTCATTCTCGACTTCAGCCAATGCAAGCACAACCTGATTGATTGTCCGGGAAACAGCCACAACACGATAGTCGAACGGATCCGTGTCTGGATCCCGCTCCACCCAAAAGACTGTCTCCGTGTCGAACTTGGTAGTCAGATCTTCAGTGGTTGCCGTCCGGGCGAAAGTCTGCGTAAGGCCAAACAGAGCAATGTCCGCTTGCCCTCTGCCGCCGGACACGTTCATCAGCGTCTTCACTGGTGTGGTGTAACTGACTGCGTACTCGCCTGTGAGGTTTCCGTACTCATCAGTCAGTTACTGGACCCCATCGTACCGGGCATACGCTACCGGGCGTTTAGTCCTCTTGACAGTTCTCAAGTGGTACTCACCGCCCCAACTCGCACATACGGAAGTACGTTGTTTTGGATGTAGTCGAGCATATCAACGTAGCTGAAATGGCGATGCACACCATTCTCAATCGAAACGCTTTGACCTTCCGCACCAGCGTGTGTCCACCCGGCGATGACGGAGTAAATCTGAATCGTCTCATACTTGGCTGGAACTTCGGTTACATCCTCAGGAACGCCGCCAATCAGATGGTACATCCACGCGAGGATTTCCTTCTTCGCCAGTGTGATATACTCTGTGAGCGTCTCATCGGTCGGCATATATCCACTGCCGTCCTCAAGCAGAATCTTTATGCTATTCAGCTTTTCAGTATCAGTCATTGTTTCACCGACCTTTACGATTGGGTAGGGGTTTTATCCCCTACCCGTTTTGCTTCTCTTACGCAGACACAACAGTGGGGGCGTTCACATAGATGCCGTTGGCCTTCTGGTGCTTGACCCACGCGCCGTGATACTGACGGAAGTCATACATCCAAGCCTGAGCCTCCTGCACAACTTCGGGGCTAAAGATGCGGGGGTTAGCCAGCTTGACAGCCTGCATAACAGCGGAGGGATGCACGATCATAAAGTTGATGGTGCTACCAGTCGCGGTGTAGCCGCCAGCGCCGTCATGGGCGGTAGGCTCAGCGAGAGTCACAGCGGTGTTGAAACGACCAGAGGGGACGGTAATAACACGCATATCGTTGTACATCTCGACATTGTAATCAATGCCATTCTCGCCGTTCATGGTGTAGCGGGTAATGCCGCTCTTGAGATAGCGGTACATGGTCGGATTCACGAACAGGATGCGGCCCTCATACGGGACTTCGGCATCATCCAGCTTCTCAGTGCCAAGGTCGATAGCGGCAACAGCGCCAGCGCCAGTGCTGATGCTCTCGGCGGTCTTCATGCTGTCTGCGGCGTTCTTGGAATAGGTAGCGAAACGCACAGCGTCAGTCTCCGGGACAACCTTGGTACGCATGAACTCGCCAGCCAGAGTGCCGAACGCCATGCCCATGCTCTCAGCATTGTCGATGCGGTCAACGAGGAACTGCCGACCACGATCCCACTGAGGCTCGTAGGCTCTCCACTGGGCAGTCACATCGCCACGAACGAAGCCATCGTTGCGGGAGTAGTTGCCAAGGCCGACCATATCAGTCTCAAACAGATAGAAGGTGTGATACTCGTCAGACCAGCGGACGCGATCCTGCACGGTATCGAGGATGGCGGTCTTCGACTCAGCCTTGTAAACCTCGTCCAGAAGAGGGAGGTACTCGGAAGCCAGACCGATGCTGTTGGCAATAACAGGGGTAACAGTAGTAGCCATAGTTTTTTATCTCCTTATTTTTTGATGGGCGGCAGACCCATGTATTGGCGCATCTTATTCTGCGCTTCCACTTCGGCCTGTTTCGCCGTGGGAGGAGTGCCGGGAGTCAGGGTAGGTTGCTTATTCAGCGCCGCCGCCTCAAGCTCCTTTTGCTTTGCCTCCAGAAAATCTTGCTGACACGCCATGATTGCGGCGGCATCGTTGTCAGCCATAGCCTCTGCCGCCCGGAGTGCGAGATCCTTGTCATAACCAAGAGCAAGACACTGTGCGATATACCCGCTCACGGTCTTGTCTCTGCGGAGCGTCCGCAGTTCGTCTTCAACTGCCTGTTCATGTTCCTTGCGCTCGGCTTCGGCTCTCTCTGCCTCGGTCTGCTTCTCACGAAACTGCCGCTTCCAATCAGCGGCCTGAGAGTTTGCGTTCGACAGCGCCGTCTTGAGTTTCTTGACTTCCTCAGACTCGTCAGCCTTGGGAGCTTCAAACTCATACGCTTCAAGCGCCGCCAGTTTCTCTTCTGCGGACATCTCTGCGTAGCCAGAGATCGCGGTGGTATCAATCTTCATGTCTTTCTCCTTGCGTTTAATTAGAAGCAGTTCACTCTGCTATGCTTTCCGTTTTAGAGACTTGTCATGTCTTCCGATGCGTTTTTGATAAGGCAGTTTCACTACTGCCAATCTATGTAAAGCTTATTGCTTACTCTTTCTTGTCATCGTGATGTTCCACGATGAACGTACTGTTAGCGGCGGCGGCATCAGCCAGCCCCTCGCCAATGATGTACGCGACAACAGCCGCTCCTTGCATGATGAGGCCAGACACGACCTCTGCTTTCCCAGCATCGCCGCCGAATGCCACGATGCACCCGGAGACGAACAGCGCGATAGCCGCCCAGAACTTGCGGCTCGTCCGGTTTCTTTTCCAATCGATTCCCCTGTCAGCCCCTCTCCTTATACAAAGTTTTGATGTCATTCTTGATGACGGCGATGTCCGTGCTAATTTCAGCGAATCTCTTGGCATAGCCGTTATGCTCATCGAGGCGCTTTTCGACTCCAGCAAGCCTGTCATCAAGTCTTGCGTCCCTCACAGCATCGTCCACTTTCCTCTTCTCGTTTTGACTGCGTGAGATAAGCCATTGCCCAATCACTGCACACAAGCCAGTAATCAGAGCGATCAATACACCTTCGCTCACTCTCTCACCGCCTCTCAAGCAGTTTCGCCCAAGTAGCTTCGCCTACGATGCCGTCCCGCTCAAGGTCATTGCGTACTTGGAAGTTGCGGACAGCCGCGAGAGTCGCTACCCCGAACTCGCCGTCTACTCCGCAAGCGCCGAGGGAATACTTTTGGTAGTGGAGGATTCCTTGCAGAGCCGCGACAGCATTGCCACCCATGCCGTTTGTGAGGACAGGCAATTCCACCGTCACAGTACCGAGCCTCGGAGCATCCGGGTCTTTCGGCTTCTCATCGCTCTCGGCTTGCTCAGTTGCGGCGGCTTCCCCAACGGGGCTGGCCTAGCCCGCGATGTTTTGAGCGCCGATTGCGTATGCCCCTCTCGCAACGGGGGCGGGACTGTTGCCCTCCATCGCGTGGGCGGTGGCGCCCGACACGCCCCCCAC